TTACTTTTACAACTCGAAAATATCTATCTATTTTATCTTCAGGTATATCTGCTCCAACAGATTGAAAGGATATATGAAGAACCTCTTCTCCAATAATAGGTATTCTTTCAAATAACCCAGTTGCATCACCAATATCTATATATCCACTAACATAAGGAGAAAATATATTTTCAGTAATCTCACATCTAGTAAACATTTTTGTAAGATCAACAATACCTCCGGGAAAATTATTAGGACTAATTATACTAAAATGGTTAATTTTAACATGTCCCGCATACTTAGGGATTGTATGTGCCGTTTGTAAACGGTCACCATTGAAAATAATTGAATCATAATTATTAGATGCCATTTATATACCTTAACTAAACATATTTCTTGCTGTTTCCAAAATCTGCTCGACCCAAGAATCATCTATCAAAGCAATTGTCTTTTTACTATCATTGCGTAAAATCTCATATTCATAATCAGACACAGTTCTTTCCATACCATCACCCTGTGCGGCAACAAGTTGATAACGAGTTGCATCTACTTCATAAAATCTCTCTTCTATTCTTTCTTGTCCTGCACTTGCTGGAACTAATTTTTGTAGTATTTCTTCATAATGATGAACTCCACTATGGGCGGCATCTAAGCTTCCATATTTACATATTATATGTTTTCTTAATTCGTCTTGAGATAATGGCCAATCAAAGATAGGATCAAGAATATTATTTGCTAAGAATATAAGCCAAACATATTCAAATCCACCATAATATCGAAGAGATAATGTATCAGCCCGTTCTCCTTCAGGAATATTATAAAGCTGCTTAGTATATACAGCTGATTTTATAGAAGATTTTAATCTATGTCTTAATGATATATCAGTTACTAATTTTTGATGAATTATATCTATTTTTTTTCCAGCATGATTTGTGCCGGTATCAAATTTATAATACAATGCTGGCATATTTTTAAAATATTCTGACATTATTTGTAAGGCCCTTCACCTGTTTGATAAGAATGATACACGCCCTTTTCTTTGCCATCGCCACCTTCCCACGTGAAATTTACCGGGCCTCCAGCAAGTCTCGCCTTACGCGCTCTTATAAATGCCGCCGTCCAACCGCCCGGGCCCGCGCCTGCGCCGTTGGGCGAGGTGCGTGCAGGTGCGGGTTTTTCACGTGTGGGTGCAACTTCGGATGATTGGACTGCATCAGAAGTAGAGTTGTCCAACAGATCTATATTCTCTAAAATAAATTCTGTTTCTTGAAACACTAATGATAATTTTGTATGTACTGGAAGTGGATCTCCAACTGGATTATCATAAAATGTCGGGCCTGATGCTGATGCATCAAAATTTATATCCATAGCTGTTAATACAGACCTTCTTATTCCCATTTGATCAAATCTTTTAGGTCCAGCTGATGTACCAATATAAAAATCAATAAAAAATTCGTGTGGAAAATCAAAATACACACTCTTCATTCCATAAAAATTATTCATTTTTGGTAACATTCTTCTTTTAAAGGTTTGAACGATATTTCTTACCGCAACAGCTTCTGTATAATTTCTTGGCCAAAAATCGAATGTCATATCATGTGTTCTAAATGCTCCAGGGCCTTGATATATCATAGCAATGTGTGGATTTATCCCTACTCCAAACGTAGCTGAAACCGGCGCTAAAGATCCACCAAAATTTGCTATCGCTAATGCTCCCGCACTTGATGCAAAATCTTTTACATCATCTGAAAGGCCTTCCACCCCCGCTGCTATTGCTTCAGATACGGACTTACTACCTAGACCCTCGCCCACAGCCTTCATTCCTATTCCCGCTAAAACACCAACTACTGCAGCGACTCCTTTAAACCTTTTTGCTAATGTAGACGCAACAGCGGCACCGGTCATACCAGCACCCATAGTAGCTCCAGAAGATTCAAAAATTGCTCCACCTGTTAGGGGTGTAAAATTTCCTGTAAATTTAGTTTTCATTGATCCAGGTGGAATATGTAATGCTATGTCAGATGCCCCAAATTCAGCCCCCCTACCGCGATTTCTAGGTCCTCCTGGTTGTGCATGAAATAATATAAAATTTTGAGTATCTGTCTGGACTTCTCCTAAAGTTAATGGATATTTTAATACTGATGCTCCTTCACCCATCGTGACACCACCATAAGCTACCGTTGCTGCTCTACTATTCATCAAATTTGGATCTGACATTTTGCTTTTCTTTCTAAATATAAATGTATCTTAAAAACTATTCATTTCTATTTATATGGCATACAAAGGAAAATACAAACCAAAGAATCCTAATAAATATAAGGGTAATCCCACAAAGATCATTTATAGGTCTGGTTGGGAAAGAAAAGTGATGGAAAAATTGGATTTAAGTTCTCAAGTGGAGCAATGGGCGTCTGAAGAAGTCATTATTCCGTATAGATCACCAATTGATAGAAAAATTCATCGATATTTTCCGGATTTTTGGGTCAAATTTGCGAATAAAAAGGTTGTGATTATCGAAGTCAAGCCGAACAAAGAGACAAAACCGCCCAAAATGAAGGAAAAATCGAGAAAATTCATCAGGGAAGCCAAAAAATGGGGCGTGAATGAGGCGAAATGGAAAGCCGCGACCGAATTTTGTAAAAATAGTGGATGGAATTTCTTAATTCTAGATGAATATGACTTAGGAATCAGAAAAAGAAGGAAAAATGGCGGAAACACCGAAAAATAGTGGAAATTTAATAGATATTTTACAAGATGTGATAAAAAGAAAACAAATTCCACAAGAAAATATAAAATCTGCTCAATGGTTGCAAAATAAAATTAGAAATTTTAGAAGAAATTTAAATGTTAAATTAGATGACTCTAGTATGTCCGCTGATCAGTTTATGGAAGGGTCTAATTTGATACAAAAGAGAAGAATGACCAAAGCTAGATTAACATTATTCTCATATAAAGCAAAACATGAAAAAACTTTACCATATTATGACAGATTTCCCTTATCAATGATCATAGGTAAAGAAGTAGATGGATTTATAGGATTAAATTTTCATTATTTGCCGTATCAACATAGAGCAAGACTATTAGATGCCGTCGCATTTGGAAATGTGATTAATTGGAATACATTAAAGAGAAATAAAGTGACTCGACCATGTATTAAAAAATATTTAACAAGTCATGTTCAAGGAGCAAATGGTATGGTAATAGAAGGAATTGAACAATTAAAATTTGCAATATTTTTACCAATAGAACGTTTTAACACCAGAAAAGAAAAAGTCTGGGAAGATTCAAAAAGGATGTTATAATGCCAGCAGGATTTAAACAATCAGAACATTTTATCGCAGCGATAAACAAACATAAAGGCCCCTCAAAGGCAAACAAATATCAACTTACAGGTCCATATGGTGTTATTGTAAATGGAATTGCAAACAATCTTGGATTTGATATGCGGGATTTTAAATTTATGTGTGATGCCGCAAATTTACCTGGAAGAAATTTGGCGACTACAGAATTTAGAACAGGTAGTGTATCTAAATCATATGTCCACTCTAATAATTTTAACCCAACAATAACTTTATCTTTTATACTAACTGATGATATGTTTATTAAAAAAGTTTTCGATAGATGGATGGATGATATCATCGGTCTCACTGATGCAAAATTGCAAGGTGCCGTAGTACAAAACTTAACAAATTATCCAGACGAGTATTGTGGAAGTTTTGGTATAAAAAAACTTGCAACAAATTTATCTAGCAGTCCTGCAAGTGCTTCACATATAGATACTTATCATGTGGAAATAATGGAAGCATTTCCCAAACAGATTAATCCTATCACATTAACTTACGGTTCTCAGGACATAGTGAAATTACAAGTCGTGATGGCTTATTCCCGGTGGAGAATAATACGTGGTTATTGACAATGACCGGTTTGATACATAAAATAATAATTATATAATTAGGAGATATTATGAGTTTACCCAAGATTGATATTGCAACATTTAGCACTACTCAACCTTCTGCAAAAAATAAAAAACTTACATTTAGACCATTTTTAGTAAAAGAAGAAAAAATACTAATGATGGCAATGCAAGGGGAAAATATAGAAGAACAAGTGGTTGCAATTAAACAAATCATAAACAATTGTTCACAACAGGAATTTGATGTTGATTCAGTTCCTTTATTCGATTTAGAATGGATATTTTTACAATTAAGAATACATTCTGTTGGAGATCAATTAAATTTAAAATTTAAACACAGAGACGGAAAAAATAAAAATGATGAAGAATGTGCACATGTATCAAATGTAAACGTGGATCTAAAAGAAGTTGAAATGGTATATGATGAATCACATAATAAAGAAATTGAAATAAATGATAAGATTACCATATTTCTAAAATATCCAAATATAGAAACTGCTAATAAAATCAAAAATACTGAAGATGTTGAAGGTATTATGGCTTTTCTATCTTCAGGAATAGAGTTTATTAAAGATGAAGAAACTTTACATGAAACAAAAGATTTTACACAAGAAGAAGTAATAGAATTTTTTGAACAATTTAATCAACAACAAATGCTTAAAATTCAAAACTTTTATCGAACTCAACCTGTAATACAACATGACATAAATTATACTTGTGAAAAATGTGGTGGAGAAGAATCTGTTATTCTTAGGGGTTTGCAGGATTTTTTAGAATAACGCTTTCTCATGATTCTTTAGAATCTCATTATTTGACTAATTTCGCATTAGTACAACATCATAAATACTCTTTAACAGAGTTAAATGAGATGATTCCTTGGGAAAGAGAAATTTATATTGAATTATTAAAAAATTGGATACAAGAACAAGAAACTGAAGCTAAACAAAGAGAAGCAGAAAGACATTAATGGCAGCAGCACCGAAACCATCTGGAGGAAGAAAACCAGGACAATTTGGTACAACAGAACTTCGACTAGGACGAGCAACTGGAATCGGAGAATTTTTTGATGTTTTAGAAGATGCGACCGCTAAAAGAATGGAAAGAATGGCAAAAGGATATCTACACGCCATTACAGCTTCTGCTCTTTCTCCATTACCAACATTTGCACAAGCTAGTATATATGATGCCATTACTGATCCTTTTGGGGGAGGAAGAGATACTGCACAAGATCCAACTGGAACTGCTGAGAGGGAACCTAATTTAGATAAATTATATAATGTACCTTTACCTGTTATAACACAAGAAGGAGAAGAACATGGAACAGCACAAAAAGTAGCAAGTGCGATTGGTATAGGTGGTACAAGGGTTCCATTATGGCAAAGTAATTTAGAAAAATTATTTAAGGTTCCTCTACTTATTACAGAGAAAAAAGATACATTAAAATTAATAGAAACAGAGAGAGAAACAGAACCAGAAAAAGTAAAAGACGACGAAAAACCCAAATTCAGCATGAAAGATTTTTTTAGTAGTCTTTTTGGAGGTATTGTTGATCTTGGTGCATGGATTTTAAAGGGTATTGGAACTTTAGCAATAGGTGCTTTAAAGTTTACAGGGGGTCTTGGTATTATGGGTCTAATGGCAAGTTTGCTCTTTAATAAAGAAATTGTAGATCAATTTAGATTAAAATGGGGTGAGGAAGCTGAAAAATTAGGAGCTAAAACTGAATGGGGTGCAAGAATAGCTAAATTTCTTGGTGGCGGTGAAGCAAATGGTCAATCTTTTGAAAAAGCGGCAATTGCAGGTCTAAAGGGTGGAGGAATCGGAGCTATAACAGGACTTTTCTTTGGAGGACTGCCTGGTGCATTGGTTGGATTTCTTTTGGGAAGCGCTTTTATGGGTCTTGGTGCAGCTTTAGGAGAAGCGAAAATCACATTGGGTACAAATTTTCTCGCAACTTGGTTGGAAAAGACTTGGGAAGCCGCGCGGATGGAATGGGAAGATGCGAAACAAGTTCAACTAAATGCTGAATTAAAGGAATTAAGAAATAGATTAAACTCCGGAAAAGAAACCGAAGAAAGTCTAATATTAATTCAAATGCAAATCAGAGCGAAAGAGGCGGAGCTCCTTGAATCAAGAATGGAACATGCAAAACAATGGCAAGAAATGGTTGATGATGAATATGCGAAAAAGGGTGTAGGAATTGAAATACAGAAAGAAGCTCAAGACCGGTTAAAGGAATTTAAAACTGAATTATTTGAAGCACAGGAAGAAATAGAAAGTCTCACAAGGAAAGGGAAAATTGATAAGAAGGAAACGTATTTGGGGATTCCTGGGATAGATACTTATAGAGAAAACATTCATGATGACTTGAAAGATAAATTAATAAGTTATTTTCAACGTGGAGATGTGGCTGGAAGACAAGCATTAAATTTAATGAAGAAATATGGAATCATTAATGACAAATGGGAGGTTACTGATCCAAGACTATTAACTGACCATGTTTACCGTAAAGATCTGTTCGAAGCATTAAATAATGTAATTCAAACACAAATCGATAAAGATGAAGAATGGCGGAAAGGGAGTGGAGCAGGAGCCAAAGCATTTAGAGAAGCTCAGAAAAATCTAAAAAAAGTTATAGAAGATAGAAAAACCAGCAATGCAGTACTTGATACTACAGGACAGAAGACAGAGGTAGTTGAAAAAACTATCGACTGGACTAAAACGCTGGACAATACAATAAGGTTCGGAATGTTTGACACATCAACAATGGGCGGGGGAGCAGGAGGGGTGATAATGCCAAGTATGATTAACAATGATGGATCAGTACATACTAACAGTGCTTTGACCATTAATACATTTTCGGACGTAAAATTCTCTACTGAAAATTTAAAGATAGTAGGAGCTTTTGACGGTCACGTATAATGATTAACTAACGGACTTTCGCCCGCTAGTTAATATAATTTATGCAGCTTCTTCAGCTAATTTCTGAAAATACGTCAATGATTCATCATTTTCATTTTCAGCTGTTGTAACACTTTCAACAACAGGTTCTACATGTGGAGTGGTCATAGGTTTACCACCATCAAAGGGAGGTTCACTTACTGGAACAACTGATTCTGGTCCTTGTGCACCAAGAACTCTATCAAGTCTGGACTTCAATTCAGAAAATTCCTTAAACCTACTATCATCTGTAAATTCAGAAAGTGGAAATTCTTTCTTCCAAAGTTCTTCAAGTTTTTCATCCGCACCTTCAAACAATGGTGAAACTGAATCAAATTCAGATTTATCAAAATTATTAAATCCATCTACCTTACGAATCTTCAAACGAAAGTTCGCTCCTTCCCAAAGATCAAAAGGATTAATAGGATTTTCATCTTCAAATTGTGGATTCATTTGATCATTGATTTTATCAAAAATCTTCTTACCATATTTGAAAAGTTTAAGTTCTCCCTCATTTTGAGGATTGGCGGGATCTTTGAGAACTAAAATATTTGACATATAAACAAGACGCCGCTTTTGTTTGCGAGCGATTTCCTTATTTGCCTCAATTCCAGAATTCCAAAGTGAGGAATTATATTCACATACTGGACACTTTTTTCCAATAGTAGTTGGACATTCCTCAATGTACCATCCACCAACACCTTGAAATCCATGATTCCAAGTTTTTGCCCACGGCAGATCTTCTCCTGTTGGTGCTGGGAGAAACCGGGTAACAGCATATCCATTACCAGATTTATCAAGTTCCGCTTTCCACATACGAGTGTCTTCCGCGAAACCCTTTGAACTATCTGCTTGTTCTTGTAGTTTTTTATTGATTTTGTCAATTGACTTTTGACGTGACTTTTTTAGATCAGAAAATGATTGTGACATCTTATATCCTTATATTTTTATGGTTAACATTATATTTCATCTGATTCGCACTATACATACTATTATACACTATTTATCATCCCATGTCAAGCCCCCCCTTCATTATTTTTTTGAATTTAGAAATATCATCTATTTTTAGAAAAGGTTCATATTTAATCATCAGACGATAAACATCTGGCCAAACTACTTTATCTAAAATATTTTTATTCCAGAACTCTGTAAATTGTAAAATTTTATCCATTATAATTGCTGATTCTATATTGATTCTTTTTCCTAATATCTCTTCTAATAAAATTGGGTGCTGTCCTTCTTCAACAGTAAATATTCTATTAAATCCCAACTGTAATCCCAATTCTCTATTGTTAAAATTCTCAATTAAAGATCTTAACTCATTTATATCTTGAGTAAATTGATATGTTAATGATTCAATTTTATTCTTCCATTTATTATGAGTTCTTTTCGCGTCATCACCATACATTTCTCCAACCCACATATCAGAATTATAAACAAAATTGGAAACCAAAAATCCTTCAACTTCTTCATGTTTTCTTAATTCTTTGGCGAGATTTTCAAAAAAATACCTATCATTTCTATTTTGATAAGTAGTATATCTTGCAGAAACGCCCCTATTCTTAAAAGAATAATTAAAATAATTGTATCTATCTGAATTAAAGTGTCTTTTTAATGCAAGATAAGTTTTATATACATCAAACCCTCTTAACATAATTAAAATTTAGATATAAATCTTGCTATAGGTTGGATAAAGGGAAGTAAGGCAACTGCCATAACTGTATTCACTCCTGTATGTACAAGTGCTACTTGTTTTGTGACTCCTGAGGGCATACCATCACTCACTAATATTCCTGCTATCCATATCGTTCCAGTTGTACCCACATTCGCTCCTAATATTGCTGCAATCGCTGATGGTAAAGGTAAAGCACCAGATGCAACAAGTCCGATGACCGCAGTTGTAGTGAGTGAGGAAGATTGCCAAAGGAGGGTACATACAATTGCTCCAGAGAACATCCAGTAAGGGTTTCCTAAAAACCATTCAAGTTGTTCTAAGTGGCTCATTGATTTCATTCCACCTGAGAACATCTTTAAACCAATGTAAAATATGACAAGACCCAAAAGAGTTTGAAAAATGGGGTTATTAAATTCCATAAAATTTCTCGACTTATATTTCCATGAATCGTAAAGTTTTCTATCTTTCTTTTTCATTAAATCGGGAGTTTGGATGTCTTAGGAAAGAAATTTAATTTCTCTGCGTCATCTCTAAGTCGTTCTTTATTTTCAGCACTAAGTAAAGACTTAATTGTTTCTGCTTCAAGATTATTTTCTTCACAATAACATAAAATGGCATCTAAGTAATTCATATTAGACGTGGAATTCACTAAATGAGTTATTCTTTCATTAAATGCTTCTCTATCATTAATATTAAGCATATTCTTTTTTTTATCGGATTTTGCCAATGATTAAATTGTAGATTGTTTACTTTTATAATCTTTTATTGCAGCTTTGATTGCATCCTCTGCAAGTACTGAACAATGAATTTTCACTGGGGGAAGAGATAGTTCTTCAACTATCTGAGTATTATTAAGAGCCATAGCTTCATCTACAGACTTGTTCTTAATCCATTCTGTTGCTAGTGAAGATGCTGCAATCGCAGAACCACAACCAAATGTCTTGAATTTAGCATCGATAATTTTGTTGTCATCATTAACTTCGATTTGTAGTTTCATAACATCCCCACACTCTGGAGCACCCACAAGACCAGTACCGACATTATTACTCCGCTTATCCAAACTACCAATATTTCTTGGTTTTTCATAATGTTCCAATACTTTATCTGAATATGCCATTAACTACCTTCACCAACTGCCGCAGATTCCTTTTGTTCAGGATCATCTTTATCCTTGAACCAGTAATCCGTTGACTTAGCCAACACTGCGACATATGCGCCAACCATAATATTAATTAGATCGCGAGATTCAGCAGGTAATGCTCCAAAAAACAATAACCATACTAAAAACAAAAATGTACATACTATAATCATGGACAATAAAAATCGTGCCCACCAATTCAACTTCTTTCTTGTCTCAATTCTTTCATGTCTAAGTGCTTCCATTGGATTATTCTCCCATAATTTTTCTTCTAAATTTTCAATCATTTCAAATGAAGTGTTAATTTTTCCATCACCAATTCTATCTCTGGTTTTTTGATTCATTTAATTTTCATCCCATTGTAATAATTCATGAACTCCTTGTTCTTCTAGAAGTAAGCGATTCTGCCAATGTTGATCTTTAACATCATCTTTATTCTGTCCATGATATCCAACTGCGTAACCATTTTCACACATCCATTTATTTATGTTTGTCCATCCACCAAACTCATGTCCATCTTCAGTACAGTTAATCCAAAGTTCACCTAATACTCTACCAAACTTACCTCTACTATCTGACTCTGGACATCTACATTGTATTTCAATATCATCTCTATCTGACAATATTGCCCAATGCACCCACGATGTTAATGCGGTCTTGGATAACTTACCATAGATTTTTTCGTTCTTGTGTCTTGTTCTGGATTCTGGTGTGTCAATTCCTAATAAACGGATTCTATTGCATATCCGTACATCAAACCCCAAATCAAAAACTGCATCAATAGTATCTCCATCGACAATCTTTTCTACAGCGGTTATGTTGTAAATAAACTCACATGGCTCTTTATTTATATATTCAGCCATATTAATTATTCACTGCAGCAATGATCTTCTGTACATGTACATGGATCACAGGTGCAACTTTCATTTTTACAATGTTCATTTCCACACATTTTTTTCTCCTATTTAAATCTTTCGTCTGTTTGCCAAATTTTATCATCATCATAAGCCCAAGCTACTAAAGAATATCTAGCTCCAGATATTACTTTTTTCACTCTATGATTAATATTTGAATCGTAAGTAATACAGTCACCAATATTTAACTTTAAATCATTCAGCCCTTCAAATTCTAATTCACCACCAGTGAAATCATTATTAAGTAATATTATATGTGAACGAATTTTACTTTTATCATTATGCCAATGAAAACATTGTCCTACTTTATATTCAGAAAATTGTAATGCTAAATTACTTTCCAATCCTATTAATTCATCTTTATCACTAATTTCATAAAGTTTACTTATTAACTCTTCTTCTTTATAATTATACCAACTTGAATTTCTAAGTTCTTTAACTATTCCTCGATCATTTACTGGTGCAGCCCGCACATATTGATAATTTTTTAAAATTATATTAAAACAAGTTTCCTCGTCAAGAAATTCTCTTCTTATTTTCGGTTCAAATGTCATAAAACTCTAAAATATAATGGGGGAATTCTTCTGTTCCTAAGTGATTCCCCCCAAACTCGTTGATTACTGTTTCTCTACAAATTCATAGAGTTCAGTTGCCTTCTTCTTAATATCCTCAATGGAATAAGAATCTGGCTGAAGTTCTTCAAACAACTTCATATTTGCATCGCCTTGCTCTTTTGCAAATTCCCATGCATCAATAGCAAAGTGTTTTTGTCTTTCTTGTTGATCATAGAGATAACTTTGTGCCATCTCTAAAAGTCTAAATCTTAATTCATATGGATTAGACATATTGTTCCTTTCATTTGTGTGTGTGTTGTGTGTAATGGTCAGTTCTTCTGTTCCCAAGTGACTGACCTGAACTCGGCTATAGTCTACGCAGCGAGTGCGTAAGAGTATGCGGTATAATCGTCATTGTTTGCGATTAATTTAATGGACCGTTACGGTGGTGCCTCTACCGAATACCTCTATATCTACCTTCACAATCAATCGAAATCTATTTCAGCCCCATCAACGAAAGTCATATCCAAAATAAAGTGTGACATAGGTAATACCTAAAGCGAGCAATATCATTATTGTGAGCCACATTAATTTCTTTTCCATAACTTCCTTTGGTGGAGCTGATCGGAATCGCACCGATGTCTTAACTGTTATCTAGATATGTCAACAGTATCAATAACTATTTATAACCTCCTGTAATCTTTCTACATGTTCATCAGGATCCGCATAAAAAATTTGTGGTGTTCCATCAACTACTGCAATAACTATAACTACTTGAGTTACTTTATTTCCTGTTCTTTCTTCATACATCTTTGCATATGCAGTTCCCTGTAATTTATAACTTTCTATCCATTCTTCTTTTTTTGGTTTAGAAGAGGTTTTCCAATCTATTATAGAAATTTCATCATCATATTCAGCAATACAATCACATCTACCAGCTACTCCAAGAAATTTAGACCACAAAGATACCTCAAGACCATAAATTTTTCCAATATGAGTATTTAAAATTGATTGAACTGATTGAAATAACT